TAGAGTCAAGCCCTAGCTCTTCAAGATAAGACTGTTTTTCTACGTTAAACTTTGACTGTATATAAGACTTATTACGATTTTGCAATTTATCCTTTATATCTAACATTGCATCTCGTACTACTGTCCTAGATACAGGGACTTGCTCTCCTTTGCTATTGGTGTAATATTCATCTCCAAGTTCATTTTTTTGAATAAGAGAAAGTATATTTTCCTGAAGTCTATATTCTTTTAAAAGCTCGTCCATTACATCAACATTTTTATTATGTGACTCAAGAGCAATTGCATCTCTATTTTTCTTAAACTCACTTAAAAATTTTGTATCAAGAGTACTTAATGATTTGTTAAATGCATTTGCCTCACCATCACTAATAATACCATCATCAGTCAAAGACGCTATTGCAAATGAACCCATTTCATGTATTGAGTCCATATCTTTATTTATATAATTAAAGGCTCTTGAACTCAACCTATCAGCATGACTAGATGTAAAATTTCTTCTAACGTCCATGTATTCAAGCATTATTTGTTCCATTGCATTTGAGTCAGGCTGTTCAGTCCCATCAGCAGAGGTCATCCAATTATCCATTTGTTTTGTAACGTCTTTAAGTTTTTCTTGGTACATATTAAAATTAGAATTTTTTTCTTTTTGCCTTGATAGCATAAGCATTGCATTTTCATATGCATCTAATTCATTAACACCCATTCTATTCTTTTTTTCACCACCAAATCTTTTTTCAAACGTGTTTATTCTGTCTTGCAAAACATTATTATCATATATATTTTGATAGCCTTCAATAAAAACATCCATTCCACCAATAGTACGAGCAGATTTTTGCTTTGATTGTTGGTCAAGCATTTGCATAACTTGCATAGCATTATCAAAGTATTGATTGCCAGAACTATTAGAGGATTGTTTCTGTCTATTTATTCGTTGTGCTATTTCATATATACTTGCCATTTTATATCCTTTTATTCATCAATTATATCTAAAAGCCATGAAGATGTCGCTGCTTCCCAATTATCTATAGCTTGTTGTTGAAGATTGTATTCAGCTTGTCCCATACTTCCATAAGTTCCATAAATTCCTCCTTCACCAAGGCTATCCATACTAGTGCCACCTATACCATATAAATCAGTCGTTGCATCAGTAATTCCTCTTTGAAGACTTGTTACTCTATCTTGAGCTGATTGGCTTAAGCCTCTTGCTGTAGCATCAGCTTGTTGAACCCTAGAAGCTCCTCTTTGTTGCATAGAAGATGATATATCAGATGCTCTCGTTCTATCCATTCCTCCACCTAAACCCCTACCAAACATTCCCTGCCTTCTCTGTTGTGCTCCCTGCATTTGAATGCCATATATATCTGACCTTGCTCCTTGTCCAACTTCACCTAAATCCATTCTAAGCCTACTTTGTGTTGTATCAATATCTCGTTGTGCTCTTCCAATATCTCTTTCTAACCCATATGCATCTTGTCTAATTCCTATTTGTGCATAACCTAAATCGTCTTCGCTAACTTCATTAAGTCTTGGTATTCTTGCTATTTTTTTAGCATAGGCTGTATTAAACTCTTCATCCATATCAATGAGCCCTTTGCCCTTAAGATAATTAAAGATTTGACGAGAATCCATATCTTGCATATCTTCGTAGTTTATTCCCCCTACACCAAGACCTTCTGCAAGTGTTGTTTCTCCTCCATAAAAATCTTCTGGTTGAAAGTCAAAGCCTCCTCCCATATCAGCACTTAAAGGGTCATAACCGAAGTTTGACAGATTTGATAAATCAAAATCAAAATCATATGTTAAATTATTATCTTCTTCATGTCCTTCTATATGTGGCATATTACCTTCCTTTTAATAAATTTATAAATAATTTTATTATGTTAATAAATTGTCGCTTATATTGTTAGCATTTGGATAGAATAATTGATTAATATTTTCATCTACTGTGCTATTTTTATTTAAATTAAATAATTTAGAAATTTCATCAATCAATGCTTCTTTGCCTCCTAAAAAATCTTGAGTTGTCTTAAATCCATCTATTATAGAAACTCCTATTTGTCCTTTATCAATATCCATTAAATCTTCTAAACTTTTACGAGCTTCTCTTTGAGATTTTTGTCCAAAAGTATAATTACTAATATCAATATCCTCAACATCTCCTCCTGCTCCTAAAAATCTACCTGCGCCCTCTAATCCTTCACTTATAGCATATTGCCCTGCAGCTTTTCCTAGTCCTGCCAACAAACCTCCTGTTAAAGTTTTTCCACCTATAGCTCCTGCTGCTGCTGTGCCAAGACTTCCAAGTGCACCTCCACCTAACAAACCCATTGCTGCAGTGCCAATACCAGGAAGAAGTACAGATGCTGCGATTGGAGCTGCATATTGTAAAATACCTTGAAACAAATTCTCTTCACTTTGTTCTTTAGCCATTTGTTTAGCCAAAGCTTCAGCTGCATCCTGTTTTTCTTTTTGAATTAATAACCTTGATATATTTATTGACATAATTTAATTCCTTCCTATACAGGGTCTAAATATAAGTAATACTCAACCCCATTTATCCAAACTGTAATTCTATGACTTAATGTGCTAACAGCATCTAAAGCAGTTGCTTCAGTTGTTCCTTCAATATCAATTGATAACGTAGCACCATCTAAGGTTAAACCTGTAGAATCTTTTACACTTATCTCAACAGGCTTTTGATTTTTTTTCAACCTCAAAGTCTCTATGTTAGATATTATTCTACCTGAGTTAAAGTTAGGTCTGTCTTCTAAACCTATAACTTTCCACTCATTGTTAATTTTTATATATAACAATTCATTGTTTTCAAGGTTTGAATCAACAACCAATTGCATATCTCCATTTTGTCCATCAGAATTTATTGGAGCAGTTGATGAAACTTTAACTTGTTTTGCTTTATTATGATGTAATTTCCTTACATCCATTATCTAATCCCTTTTGTTCTATAAACAATTGATATATCGCTAATTTCAAAAGTAGAGGGAACAATTCCATCATTTGTGAACTTTAATGCAAATGAATATATATTTTTTGTTTCATTTCTATTGTTAGGAATTAATTCAGCTCTTACAAATTGACCACTTCCTGAATTTGATAATTCACTTGATGCAAAATTTTCTCCATCTTTAAAAGTTTTATCAAAAGTTGTTGTTCCATTCGTATCAAATTTAACCTGAACATTGGTAGTGCCACCTGTTTTATATGTAACATAAACTTTATATATTGTTTTTTTTGCATCAGTAGAGCCAAAATCAAAGTCTTTTGTTTGTAACTCAAAGTTACCACTTGCGATATTGCTTGATGCATCAGAATATTTTAAAATATAATTGTTTGAACTATCCTGTTCATGCAATATTAAATTATTGTCAACACTAATAACAAAATTTGTTTTGTCAGTATTGTCAGTATACAATGAATCTAAATATGTCCAAGCATTAACTTTCATGTCATAAATAAGACAATCTCCATCTCCTGAATTATTTGATTTTAGAAGAACAACATGTTTTGAATTTGGGTCATATCCTATTTGAGTGTTATGAATAGTACCAGCATTACTAGATGTTATATTAGCACCTGAACCTACTTCAGTATAAAAAGAATCCCATGTAGTTTTTATTCTATTGTCAACTAAATTTGATATTTTGCTACCATTAAATAAATATACTCCATTAGAATTACACCACATAATTCCAAAATCAGTTTTAATAATTTGAGAAGGAAAGCTAACACCAAGGTCATTTAACTCTTGCTCTATAAACATAGATTCTTGAGATACGTTTACAACAAATAGTTTTTTTGTTTTATAAACTAACAATCTATCAGCATAGTTTTCTAATTTAATAATTGAGTCACCATCCCCAGGAATAATGTCTACAAAAAAATCAGTAGAAAAAGTATCTAGCTTAAATTTTGGAGTTCTAATTAACCTATCACCATAATACTTATCATTTGTTATATCATGTATATTTGCAATATAAGCACTATGATTTATAACTGTTGATGTTGCATACTGACACTCAATTAAATTGTAGTGATGATATCCATTTAAAGAATAATAAGACTCTACAGGCAAGGTTGAAATTAAAATACCATTATCATTATCATTATTTTCAGCATCACTTCCAGAACCTAATGTTATAAACTCAGCTCCATTTCCAGTAGAACCATTCCATGTATTGCCTCTAGTATCATTAACTGATGAGATTCTTCTTATTGTTAAAGAATTAGAAGAAGTATATGCAAAATTTGTATACACTCCTGTACATAGGTCTGCTTCTGCGACTCTTAGCCATGGTTTAATTGGAGTTCTTCTGTCAATATATTGTAAACCTTCACCTTCAAATTCTTTTATATAAAACCTCATTCCTGTAATACGAGGATTTATGCCAATTAGCTGTGAATTAACAGCATCGTTAAAAGATGAACTTGCCTTAAAATGAACTTGAATAACTGCAGCTCTTGTATATCCTGAAAAATTTAATTCTTTAACTTGTTGGTTTCCATGGTCAACAGTTAATATCGATATAGGACTTTCTTGAGCATATTCAGAATATATTCCCATCATATTTGAGTTTTCTTTATCACTAAACTTGCCATCATAAATATAAGATACTCCAAAAATCCAATTTGTACCTTTTAAAGCTTGTGAAATATTATCTGTAGAAGCTGCAGATTCTTCAAAACTAACAGAAATAAGGTTAGCTGCATCAATTTCATCCCAATGATTTGCATCTGTAATGTCATTAGTAGTATTGCTACTCTGATTGTCCATAAATACTTCAGTTGGAGAATCTAATGCTTGATTAACTATAAACCAACCTTTTTTACTATAGTCATTATCTGTTCCTATGCTATTATCTGAAACATCATAAATACTATTAAAATATTTATTATCAATATATCCAATCCATTTTGAAGAAACATGACCAGATTCACTTTGTGTACTACATCTTAATGCATTGTTGTTATAATAAAAGTTTGTAGTGCCCATTTTATTTATAGCTGTAGATGATAATTCAAGTGTACTAGCTGTAGTTCCAGCATCATCAGATTGAACCCCCTGTTCATCCGTAGACTCCCAAGCATCATCATATATGTGCAAATGCTCATCTTCAGAAAGAACAGTATATATTTCATTTCCACTATATACACCTTCCCAATCAAAATCACTTCCAAACTGAAACAAGCCATATCCTGTTGGAACACTTCCAAATGAATCACCTACATGTCTATTAAATGCAAGACTATTATATTGAGAAATTGCTCCTGATGTTCTTATTTTTCCAACCTTGTCTACATATGCCCCTTTTAATCCTGCTAACTCATTATCATTTAAATCACGAGGATTTTTATCAGTATTTAAACCACCTTCAAATCTATTAATATTTAAAGTTTGTTTTGGCATTTACACCTTTTCTAATATTTTTTTCTTGATGATTACTTCAACTGTATCATATAATGCATTAAATGCTTTTTCTTCAGTTTTTTCTGATAAAAAAGGTATGTCAATATTTGCATTTAAAGCATCAACAATTTCTTTTTGAAGCTCATCTCCAAACACCTCGTTAACTAAATCTTTTTTTACGTTGTCGAATAAACCCATTTACTTCTCCTTTATTGGTTGTTTGCATGACTGACAATTTACGAATTTTCTTGGCTCATGAGCAACTTTCTCAAGTTGTTCAACTTTTGTCTCTAATTTTTTTACTTTTCTATCCAAAATATTAGGATTCTCTACATAATCTAAAACCTTATCTAGCTTAAACACAGCTAACAAATGGTCTAAAATTTTTGGCAACAAAAGCTTTAATAAAAGTGGTGGTATCATTTTTTTTCTTCTCCATTCATTAGCCTTGAGAGTATATCTTCTATACCTTCTATATACCCTTTAATTTCTTTTAAGTCCATTTGTGTAATCTTTTGTTGGTCAATCAACTTTATAATTATACCTTCAAGTCTTCTAAATTGCTGTTCAAGGTCATCAACTAGCTCTTTTTGAATCCAGGTTTGTTGCTTCCATATGAAATATCCAAACGCAATAGTTATAGCAATTGGAAGACCATATTGGTCTATTATGGTTAAATCCACTACTTATTCCCATCTAACAGTTCACCCCATAAAGATGTTTGTCCATCTATTATTTGGATTACATGCACAGTAAATAAACCACCATTGTAAAAATCAACAATAGCAAATGCATGTGACCAATTGATGCGTCTACCACCAAGCCAAGCATTTTGTTCTTGAGACATATCTTTAAGACACCCAATACTCCACGCACTTTTAACACCATCCATGTGTGTAACGGAAGATTGTTGTATGTCATGATGATGTCCGTACATTACGTTTGCTCCCAAACGAATTAAGTGGTTGCGTGTATGATGAGTACCAGCAAAGTGATGACCATGATAAAACCATAGTTTCCCTATCCTTAGATATTTTCCAGCAGGGTGATACTTGTATCCACGTTTCTTTAGATTTACGCATTGTTCAAACCTCATGTTATTTAAGTAAGGATGCTCATCTACAAAACGATTCATCCAATCATCATGATTACCTTCAATCATGTGACGTTCTTTGCATTTTGCTTTGTTTAATGCAGCATCAATAATATCCATACCTTCATTTACATCTTCAATATCTTTTTGAATAAAAGGTAGTTGGTATTCTAATGGTGGACGTTTTTTCTTTTTCCATTGCCAATGAGAACATCCATTCCATTCACCTACATCGCCTAAATCAATATATATATCAGGCTTTACAATCTCGATTGCTTGACATAATACATTTATTGCAGGTATATCAGCTAATGGAAAATGCTTATCAGGTGTAACAATTGCTCTTTTAACGACACCTTTTTTCTTTTTACTCATCTATCTCCTTAATCATATTCTGCATAATCAGTTGTTGCTAAAGGCAATGCTGTTACTTTCATAATAAAATCAGGATAACGCAAAGAACTTGTACCACCCCAATTAAGATATGAATTAGTAGCACTTGCTTTTGCTCCAAACCAATAGTTATATACATTTCCTGTAGTTAAGCCTGTAATAGTCCAATAATGTTGTACTAATGAATCATCTGTTTCATCAGGCAATCTATGAGTCTGTTCATAACTAGCACCTATACTGTTATATGTAGCATTGTCAGATAGTCCAAAATATATTGTTCTATTTGATGAAATTGAATTAGCAAATATTTGTACCATAACCTCTACATTGCCTGACGGAGGGGCTGTAAATTTTACATTCATTGCACTATCTACAACTGCAAATGATGTTGTTAAAATTTCTGTAGAATGCCCTGCATCTTCTCCTATCATTCTATATCCCAATATCATACCTGCATATGCACTTAGACCTACACTATACTCAGTTCCATTGTGAAGTGCTCTTAAACCACCTGAAGATGAAGCTGTATCTAGTGCTATACTTCTTGGAGAATCTAAAGTTATATCTGCAGATTGAGCTTCTATTTTAATACTACCTACAGAAGTAATATCAGTTCCATTAAAAGCTATATTACCTGCTATTGTAGTTGTTGAGCTAGTCCCTTTGCCTATTGAAACATCTACATTACTTCCTGAACCTGCAGCTGCAGTCAACCCATCAGTATCAAAGTTTACTTCTCCTGTAACTGTTAAGTTTCCTGTAATAACTGTATTTACATTTATATCACATCTACTATTTGTATTGTCTACCTCAAATAAAGTACTTCCACCTATAGCACCAAACCTTACATATCTTGTAGATTGCAATGCAAGAATTTCACCTGTATTTTTTAACACCTTGCCTGAGGTACTAATTATAATATCATCATTTGTATTTATCTTTCCATTTACATCTAAAGCTTGAGTAGGAGTTTTTCCTATGCCTAGCCCTGTAGAATTTAATCTTGCTTTTTCTCCAAGAGTCCCATTATCCATAGTATAAAATTCTATAGTTCCGTCTTCTGTCCCATCTGAAGCATCATCTATAGATGAAACAATCTTTGCAAAATCTGTTAATTGTTGAGCATCATTGTCTCCATTAAAGAGTATGACTCCTATTTCATCATTATCTGCACCTGCAGCACCCTTATCTTTAATAAATTTTAACCTTCCACCATTTGCATCATTTTCTTCATTTATTATTGATAAATAGCCTTCTTTTTCAAAAATAAATTTTTTATTACTAGAAAGAGAACCTGATGAGTGGTCTGTCATTACAAATTCATCTAAACTTCCATCCCATCCTATATTCCATTTATAATTTGTAGATTCCATAAATCGAATACCTGCATCTGCATTAGATGCACTATCTCCTGAACTCTGTATACCTAAAAACACAGAGTCACCATCACTATCTTTTATTATAATTGTACCATTACCATCACTAACTACACCACCACTTCCAAATCTTAAATCTCCACTTAAAGATATGTCACCTGCAACATCAAGCATATATGATGGTGATGTAGTACCAATCCCTACATTGCCACCCTGAAGAATCCTCATTCTTTCTGTAGCATTAGTTTTTATTGCAAAATGGTCATTTGAGTTTACTTGAAGCCACATCGTGTGATTAGTTGCATCTCCAAATAAACCCATTTCCATATTATTTAATGTCCATCTTTGAACATATCTGTCATCAGTAGATTCTTTTAAATGAAGAGTAGCTTCAGGAGCTACTGTCCCAATCCCTACATTTCCATCATTTGTTATTGTTACTCTTGTTGCATTATTAGTAGCAAACTGAATGTTTTTATCTTCTCTATTATTTATAAGAAATGCACCTGTATCTGTGCCAATAGTAGTTCCATTATTAGTATCGCTACTTAACCCTGTATCGCTATCTTGAAATTGTACATAGCTTACAGTTGATGAGCTTTGAATTAATCCATTTAAATTACCATCACCAGAAATATGAAGTTTTGCTCCAGGAGAAGATGTGCCAATACCTATGTTACCTGAAGAGTCTATTGTAAAGCCTTGACCATTTTCTGTTCCTTCAGGCATTGTTCGTCCTGCTATGCCTGTCCCAACGCCAATATGAAACTTGCTACTAAGATAGCTTGACATAGCTATCCAACTAGAAACACTTTCAGATGAACCATTCCAATTAGAGGATTGTAAGTACAATGCAGAACTTCTTGCATGACTACTTCCTTCATTTGCTGTAGAAGCTTTTACATAAAGCTCTGAATGAGTTGATACAGTTGTGTTTTCAAGGGTCAACTGTGATGTCGCATTGCTTCCTCCTGTTATCTGAACATTACCATTGTCAGCAATCTTTATACCTTCATCACCACCATCATTTGAAAGGAATTTATCGTTGAGCCTTAGGTTTCTTCTAAGATTATGATGGTCTCTTGTTACTTTACTAGCCAATCGTTTCGCCTATACCTTTATCAGTAATAGTATCAACAGTATTTACAGGTTTTTTAGGTAATTTTGTTACTCCATTATAATCTCCTACACCTGTAAGATACTCTAGTATACGTGTTTTAATTTCAGCTTTAGTTGCTGATTCAGGAAGCGTTAAATCAGTCCAATCTGAATAATTTCCATCAGCACACTCTATCCCAAATACCCAATAGGCATGAACACCATCTTGTTTAAAAGATTCCATTCTAACTATCTTTGATGCATTTGCTTCATCCGTTGTAAAAATTGCCATAATGCTCCTTAATTATAATACGTAAATTGTATATTTTCTCCATTAACAGTAGCTACTACGTATATATCATTTAAATTATCAATATCTAAACTATATACATCTCCTGAATATAATGCAATACCTGTACTAGCTGTAACTCCACTTCCACCAACATATATTATACCTGTATTTGATACTGATGCCATTAAATCAACATGTTTACATGGAGTAGAAGATGTAAGAACTTCAGCACTTGTTCCAACTGTATCATTTTGACCACTTGCAATCGTTGAATAAGATGCACTTACATTAAGTTTACCTGAACCATCATCTAATGCATCACCATCAGAATCTATAAGTTTTATTGAACTTACGCCAACATTAGCCATTATTTAATATCTCCGATAATCCTGCTTTATCAATATTATCAATTTTATTCTTAAGCTTTAGTCTTGCAACATCTTCAAGAATACGAATTTTCCATTTTGAAAAATTATCTTTTATTTTTTCAATATTTTTCTTTTCTTCTTTAAGCCTATTTTTTTCTACTTGAACCTTTTTATTCCAACTGATAACTTCATCTTCAGTTTTCCCTACAAGAGACTTTAAACCAGACAATTCATCTTTTTTATCTTTAATATCATTGTTAAGATTTTTTACTTTAATATTATAACCATTTGTAAATAATTCAAGTTCTTTTTCTTTTTCAGAATATTCTTTAACTTTATCTTTATAAAGATTTATTATTTTTTTAGTTTCCTCTTGATACTCTTGTTTTCTTAATTCATGCGTTTCATCTAACTTATTTAAACTATCAAACAAACTATCATAATTTATGTTTAGTTTTTTAAGTTCTTTTTGTTTATTTTCTTTATTAGATTCAATTAAACTTATATCATCAAGAAGCCTTTCAGCCTCTTTTTTTTGAAAATTTAGAGATGCAACATCTTGAGTAAGACTATTTTTATTTTTTTCAAGATTACAAATGCTTTTGCTAAGAGAGTTTTCTTTTTGCTCAAGACTTAAACAATTAGATTCTAAACTAGAAACTTTATCTTTTGCTTTAGAAACTTTATTTTTTTCAGATATTAAAGATTTTTTTTCATTTTCAATGACTTTAATTAAAGATTTTATTTCAGAGTTATATGATTTAACTTCTTCATCTAATCCTTTAATAGACTTTTCTTTATCTTTAATAGATAATTCAAGTAATTTATTTTTAGTTTCAAGAGATTTATTTTTCTTTAAAATTGCTTGTTTTAAATCACTCTTTTTAATCTGTATCTTAGGTTTTCCAAGAGTTGCCATAATTCTCCTTAGTGAAAAGAAAGTACAGTAATTACATCATCATCACTAGTACCACCAGTAAGTTTAACTGCTTCAACTAACAATCCTTTAATTGTAAAAGGTAAATTATCAAAATTTATAACTATATTGTCTCCATATGCCCCATTAACTTTAAGGTTGATGGTTATTCCATCATCATCTACTGTTCCTGCTGGAGCAAATAAAACAACCTCTTTTGCAGGTTGTCCTTCCCAACTCGATGTTGTTTGAGCACTAGTGCCATTTAGTGTTAAATTTTCAGATTTATACGTATGATACGCATCTGCTGAATTTACTGCTTCTTGGACTGTAAATCCATTTCTTCCATATTGAGTTGCCATGTTTATTCTCCTTCTGAGTTATGCTTTAAGCTCTTGGCAGAGCGTGAATGCATTATTTTAAATCCTTGCGTATTTTAACTACAATATGTATAAATGTTGCAATTAAAATACCAAGTCTAATCATATCAGGCAATACAGTCCACAAGCTTAATGCTATTGCACCACTTCCCTGACCTACTGTTATTAATGAGTCTTTAAGACTCTCCATCTGCTTCTTTCAATTGCATCAATACTTCCAATGCACCTTCTGCTTTATGAGACATTGTTTTAAAGTATTCAGCTTTTTCAGAATATTCTTTTAACTGCGTTTTTAAAGCTTCTATTGAAGATTCAATCGTTGGTTTTTCTACTTCTTTTATTTCTTCTTTTACTTTATTTAGTTTAGACATTACGTCTCCTATTTAACTTGGTTGTATTGTAACAATTCCTGAATATATTAAATCATCTGTAGCTGCAACAGCTACTTTTATCATTAACATATTTGTGTTTGAACCTACATGATTTGATGCTAAAGAAGTATCATCATCAACCGTTAAACCACTATTTGATATTTCACTCCCTATCGTTCCATCAGTAACATCAAATGTATATACTTCAACTTCATTACTTGTATCACTTCCATAAATTCTTACTTTTGTAGCTGTGTATCCAAGAGGCACATCAACAAATGCATAAAACTCAGTTGCAGAATTTCCTGCTCTATACCCATAATTGCTTCCATCATCTTCTAATCTTGCTACTTGACCTACGTCATTATTTATTAAAAAATGATGTGCAGGAACTTTAATTACAGTTCTACCTTCAACTATATATCCTGAAGTAGTTAAGTTTCCACTTGTATTTAAAGACATTTTAACATTAGTTGCCATTGTAGCACCTGTGCCTATAGTAAATAAATCTCCAGAAGCTGCTCCTATTGCATCATTGCCTAAATACCATTTACCTGTAGCTCCTTCTAGAAAACGTATCATACTATCTGAATCAGAACTTCCTGTTGCTATATCAAGCTTTATAATAGAATCATTTGAACCAATACGAACAGTATCATCTGTTACATTTAATATTGTTTCATTGTTACCTAAAGTTAAATTTCCTGATAAAGATAACGCTCCTGATAAAGTGGTGTCTCCTGCAACAGATAGTGTACCTCCAAGACTTACATTTTCATTTGTTGTACTAGTAGCATTTGCTTTTGTATTTGAATCAGATGACCATGTTGTTGATATTGAACTCATTTATGTTCTCCTATAGCCTTGGAACAGATAATTGACGTATACCTGATTTTCTTGATGGATATTTTTTTATTGCTCTTTCAAACATTGCTTTAAAATACTGAGCTTGTTGAAGATTTCCTTGGTCTTCAAATAATCTTGATTTTACATAACATAATAATGCATTTTGCATTCCTGTATCAAGTCCATGAGTTGTACTCATTTCTCCATTTAAATTACTTGTAGTTATTGTTTCATACTTTGAATGAAATGTAATTCTTAATCCATGTGCAATATCACCTTCAGATTGATAGGTATCATATTTTTCACCTGTTCTTTCGCTAGTATCTGTTGATGTAGTATCTTTTTCTAATATTGCAAGTCTTCTATCATCATTATACCATGCAAAATAAGTATTTGGAAAATCCCTTAAAGCCATATTTCTCCTAAATTAAATCATCCGTTGAAGAGCCATCAGTTATATCAATATCAGTATCTTCACGAAGAAGTCTATGTGGGTCTGCAAGTTTTGGTATTCTAATATACCTTCCATCAGTATCTTTAATTTCAACCTTAACAATATCAATCACTTGGTCATCAAGTGCATACCATCTTTTATATTGTTCTAGTGTTGTAGTAGCTGAAACAGTATACTCTTGTTTTTTTGCACTTATATCTAATAAACCATCATTCATTAATCGAATCATATACCCTTCAGGTTGCCTTCCCATTAAATATTCTATTTGTTGTATAATTTCTTTTGGTTTCACTTTTTATCTCCTATAAATGCTGCTAATCCTTGTGAATAGTTTTGTTTTAGGGTTGTAAGCTGTGGAGAGTACAATTCAACATCTTCTTCTTCAAGCATAAGTCTTTCAATTGTTTTTATAGCTGCATAAAGAACAACAAGATACTCAAGTTCATCAGGGAAATTAGCAATTACAGATTCACTATATGCTACTGAAGGATATGCAATATAATATACTTTTGCAGGTTGAGTACTTGTAGGAGTAGGTTTTACAAATAAAGTTAAATTGCCTGAAGAATTACTTTCAATGTAATAGATAGGGTCAGTAGAAGTTGCACCATAAATTATATTTTCAGAATCGTTTGTAAGGTCACCATACATTGCATTAATTTGTCTACATGGAGCATAAACACCTGAATCTGCATTTTCACGAGTAACATATAAAACTTCACCCTTACCATCTAAATCCATTGTAGTATCTGTATTGCTAATATATAAATTGGTAATAGACATAGCTTTTTGTTTTATCTTCATAGGTGATAAGTTAAGAACCTCTTTTGCTCCATCTGTTAAATATTGAGTCAATTCAGCCTGAGTAGGAGAAGATGAGCCATCTATTGACAAACCTGTTAATCCTTCAATTTGTGCTTCAAAAGTAGCCATTAATTTTTAATTCCCATATCTGTCATTGATTCACCCATTGTTGTTTGCCTAAATTCCATCTTAGTTGTTCCTGACCATGTTGTTCTCATATTAACATAGTCTTTAGTATTGTTAAAGTTTCCTCCGAAAATGTACCCACATTCACATTTAATCGTCTCAACTGTCGGCATAACAACTTCTGTTGAACTCTTGCATTCTTTGCAATAATATGTTCTCGTTCTCTTCATATCTTTTCCTATTTTTCTTAGGGTTTAAATGTTTAGATTTTTTTTTATTATATTCGTTTCTTTTGTATCCCATTATATCCAATAATCTATTTATTACCTCAAGATTTTTTACTTCTACTTCTTGCATCCATTGAAGGAAAACTAAACATAGCATCTGAGCTTTCTACTTTTCCACCATAACCATATTTAGGTCTCATACTATTAACCATACCACCATGTCCCATTTTTTTCATCTTATCTACCTTGCCACCATGTTTCATCATCTTTTTCTTCTTGTCAACCATACCACCATGCTTCATTTTTTTCTTTTTGTCAACCATACCACCATGTCCCATTTTCTTGCCACTTTTTTTAGCTCCAACAATTTTGTCAGCCTTTGTAGCTTTTGGGTTTTTATCAACACCTGCTTTTACGCTCAACATTCCAAACTTATCTACTTTACCACCATCCTTCATCATTTTCTTTTTTTTCATTTTTCCGTACATTATTTTCTCCTTTTCTTTGCATTGTGAACAGGCAAGTCACCATGCGTATTAATATATTTTAAAGTATCAATAGTATCCTTATTAACAGAAGACTTTCTAATTATAAACTCACCACCTTCTGCTTCAATAGGAATCCCTCCTTGTGCGTGTGATTTGCCTTTTAGCTTTCCACCTTTAAGAAATTTTCTTTTCGAGCCTTTAAGCCTACTTTTTTCAGCCTTACCTTTATTTTTGCTTGATGGCTCAAAACCTGAAATTTTGCCATTTTTGTGAGATGCATCCATACCATCTCCATTTCCATAAGTACCTTTGTCTCTATTATACTTATTTAATTTTGCACGATATGATGACTTTTCTTTTTGAAACTTTTCATACTCTTCTTTATAATTTCTTGCCATACACCTCCTTAAGATTTAGGGATTTAGGAGAAGCCCTTTATACGACTTCTCCTCAGTTCCCAATAACTGTTATCCGTTAGGATTATACGTTGTCTTTTAATGGAATATACTCAATGATATATGTCATTTTACCTGCAGTAAATGCACCTGTTGAAGCAACAGTTGTAAAATGAACATCTGTACCACCATCAACTTTAGCTGAATTAGCAACCAAATCTTGTGCTGCATTTCCACCTAAAGCAGTTGTATATTCATCAAAAGTAGAAACACCTTTACCTGCTGCTAATGATGTCGTAGAACCAACTAATCCATCAGCATCAAGAGCCATAAATTGCTCTCCACCTGCTGCTGAACCTGCCTTTACTCCTACAGTTGCAGTTGCATAAGCTAATGCAGTATGAACAACTGCGATTAACTTGGTTATAACTGCATCTTCAGGAATGTTCATTGCACCACTTGC